TAATATAATTATTATATCTCATAAAGAACATATGAATGAAAAATTTAATAATGTATTAAAATTTGTTAAAAACAAAAATTTCTCACAGTTACAGGAGTAGAAAATGTTTGGATGGTTAAAGAAATTATTTAATTTTGATGAATTTAATTTTAGTGAACAACCACTTGGACTATATTCAGCCGGCGCAATTGATCCAAATGCCCTGAAAGGAAAAGATAGACCACTGTACGTAAAACAAGTATTGATCGATCTCGGTTGGAAAGACTTTCAGGCAGCAGCTATGTGTGGTCAGTTCATGCAAGAATCTTATACAGACCTTCGCTGTAATGTTTGGGGTGATAAGCATACCGCTTATGGTATCGCTCAGTGGAGAGGTGATAGACTTGCGGATCTTGAAAGATTCACAAAATCTTTAGACAAAGACATGGGCGATCTAGATACGCAAGCGCGATTTGTTAATTGGGAGCTTACTAAGGGCTCACAGAAGAATGTAGGCAATAAATTAAAGAAAACAAAAGATATAGATGAGGCGCTGTTAGTAGCTATTGGTTATGAACGACCACGCGGCTATACTACAGCTAATCCTGAGAACGGTGATGGTTTTGCTAATCGTTGTAAATATGCAAAGAGCTTAATGTAATGGAACTAGTAAAACAAGATAATCCTATTTTGACAAAAGTATGTGAGGATTTTGATTTTAAGAATCCTCCATTTGATCCTATCGAATTTGCCAAAGATATGATGGCGTTCATGTATGAGAATAATGGATTAGGTCTTGCAGCAAATCAAGTAGGTGTTCCTTATCGCATATTTGCTATGAGAGGAGCACCAGAAAACTTTGTTTGTTTTAACCCAAAGACTGTGACAGTATCAAATGATAAAGTTGTCTTAGAAGAAGGTTGTTTATCGTATCCAGGACTTTTGGTCAAAGTTAAAAGACCTTCAATGGTTAGAGTTAGATTTACTACACCAAATGGCGATACTATCACTAGACAATTTATTGGTATGTCAGCGAGAGTCTTTCAACACGAAATGGATCATCTAGATGGCATTAAATTTTTTGACAAGGCTAATAAGTTTCATAAAGATCAGGCGTTCAGAAAATGGAAAAGAAAATAATCCCAGCGAGAATAGAAGATGCCGTAATCATAAAGAATATCGACGACGTAAGTTTCGAGAAGATATTTCATGAAGATCTAGAATATTATGAGCAGTGTTTTAAAAATGGATACGATGTTTTTCTTTTAATGGTAGATGGTATAGCCGCAGGAGCTCTAATACTTTCTTTTATAGATCATGAGACTATTGGAGTTGAGTCTATCTCTATAGCTCCTCAATATCAGAAAAAAGGTTTGAGTAGCTTCTTAATGGATTTTGTAGATCATTACTCTTCTTCTTATAAAAAGATAATTCTTGAGGTATATGTTAATAATAAAAAAGCTATTGACATTTATTCAAAAAGAGGTTATAATATAGTTGGAATGATAGATGACTATTACGCCGATAACTATGACGCTTATGTTATGGAGAAGACTCTGTGAAGTACTTTGATTTTGATATGCTCAACAAACATTTCGATGAACGATTATCGTATATCTCTTCTTGGCTGTGGTTTATAATCATAGTCATGTCAGTATATTCCATAGTCAAGATGTTCTTAAAGTATGATCGATGAATATATTCTATATCGATGAGAATCCTGTTCAAGCTGCGCAGTGGATGGTCGACAAGCACGTAGTCAAGATGATACTCGAGTCAGCTCAGCTACTGTCTACTGCTCATCGTATCCTCGATGGTAAAGAAATACAGATACAAGCAGATATAGAACAAATAGATGGAACTGTTAAGACTCGTAAGAAGAAACTATGGTTACTAGGAGATGGTCGCGATAATGTATTATACTCAGCTACGCACATTAATCACCCTAGTTGTGTATGGACTCGGAGCAGCATTGAAAATTATAATTGGCTTGTAGATCATTTCTTTGCTCTTATGGCTGAATACACCTATCGCTATGAAAAAGAACATAAGTGTTTTGGTGAATTGAGCTACATGCTTCAATCACCACCTAAAAATCTACAAGATTTTGATTGGACGCCTATGCCTTCTTGTATGGATAAGAAGTACATCATATCTAATAATCCTATTGACAATTATCGTAATTATTATAAAATTGGTAAGACTAACCTACATAGATGGAAAAATCGTGAGGCTCCAGAGTGGATCTACAATTAAAAGATACTGTTGTAATTGATGATGTTATTCCAGTAGAAAAACAAGACGAATATCACAAATTAATTATGAAAGGAAACTGGACTTTTGTAGACGATATGACGTATCCATCAAAGCCGCAGAAGTATCCTACTTACGGTTTTAATCAGATGTTTAAACATCCTAAGATGGGTATAGTGTCTCAATACTATGAAGCCATCTCCGTTCCGATCATCAACACTATAATTGAAAAGACAAAAATAGAAATTAAAGATATACTCTACAATAGAGCCTTTCTTCAAGTACCATTGAATCCTAAATTCGTTAAAGAACATAACGGCATACATATCGACGTGCCAGAACCACACTACGCGTGCGTGTATTATGTTAACGATTCTGATGGTGACACCATTCTATACGAACAGACGATGTATGATACGAAGTTTGGTTCAAAGAATGTAGAATTAAAAGAACATAAAAGAGTGAGTCCAAAGAAAGGAAGATTTGTAATGTTTGATGGAGCAAGATATCATTGCTCTACAAATCCAAAAGAAACTTATCGCTGTATTATTAATTTCGATCTAATATGAAAGGATCATATAATGAGTTCTAACTGGGTAGATGATATTTATAAAATGCATCTTCATTATAAGGTACATCCCGTTGTAAATGCTATGGATAAAGATAAGCTTGCAAAGTTTTTAGAGTTTCGTGCTAACTTCTTACAAGAAGAGTTAAATGAACTTAAAGAAGCTAAGTCTGCTGAAGATGTAGTCGATGCACTTATTGATCTATGTGTAGTAGCAATTGGTACACTTGATGGTTTTGGTGTAAATTCATACAAAGCATGGGACGAGGTTCTAAAAGCTAATATGAATAAGACTCCTGGTGTTAAGCCTTCACGACCTAACCCACTTGGACTTCCAGATCTTATTAAACCCGAGGGCTGGGTTGGACCGTCGCATGAAGGTAATCATGGACTTGTGAGTAAAATCTTCGAGGATTAAAATGAAAACTTTAAAAGATTATGCAGATACGATATTAGTTCCGGAGCCTATATATGTAAAAAAGACTCCGGAACTTAATGCTAAATTTAAAAAAATGGCAGATGAAATTTATAATTGTAAAGCGCGTAATCATAATAAAAGAAATTATTCAAATGTATATGAATGTGTAGAAAAAGCTGTGATTGAACATGCACTAGCTCAACAAACTGGTATGCAACTTAATCCTAAAGATTTTGATCATACCGATAGAACTTCTTATGCATATGATGTTATTGATTTAGAAAATGGAAAAACTTTTGAATGTAAAAGATGGGCTGAAAAATGGTTCTCTTTTAATGAAAGAGATGTATTGACATTTAGGAAAAATATTGATATAGTAGACTTTCTGGTATCTGGTAAAGTATTTAAAACTTCTACTCATTATACGGTAGCTTTTCATCTTTTAGCAAATGCTAAAACGTTTGAAAAATATGTAAGACCTTCACAGTTTACTATGAAATTATATTATGATCATAAGAATGCAATGAAAAATGGTGATGCATTTTTCCGTGAAAATGTTCATTATACAAGTGAGGTAGCATGAGTGAGCGTTATTCAATAAAAGTTCTGCAAGAGTGTATAGACTTACAGAACAAAAAATCAAATGATTATCAGAATCCCAATTCAACTATTAAACAAGCTGACTATTATCCAAATGGTTGTCAAACTATTCTAGATACTATGCAAGCTAAAGTGCTTCGTATGCGTTCTGTTATGGAAGCCATGCAATATGATAAGAACTATAAACCAAACTTTGAATCGCTTGAAGATTCAGCAAAAGATCTTATTAACTATGCTTCTTTCTTTGTAGCATTTTCACGCGGTAAGATGGAAGGTCAAGATTCAATGCGTGATTTCTTAAATAAAAAAATACCTGTAGCAACATATTCTATTGCAGATTTTAATACTGTAACAATATCAGCTAGTAATGAGGTAGAAGATGCTGGTTGCTAATGTATCTAATATTAGAGAATACTTTAAAGATCAATTACAAAAACAAAAGTTTGTAATTGATAAGACTGGTGTTAAGACGATTGAACTCATTGGCGCTAACTTTATTGCCAATGAACCTACTATCTTTGGCGAAGTAAACGAAGAATATATTCGTAAAGAACTAGAATGGTATAAGTCGATGTCTCTGAATGTTAGAGATCTAGAAGATACACCTGCCATATGGAAGAAAGTGGCAGATGAAGATGGTTATATCAATTCAAATTATGGTTGGTGTATATGGTCACATGATAATCATTATCAATATCATAATGCTTTAAATGAACTTAATAATAATCCAGATTCACGTCGTGCTATTATGATTTATACAAGACCATCAATGTGGCATGATTATAATTATCATGGTATGTCTGATTTTATGTGTACAAATGCAGTACAATATTTAATTCGTGATAATAAATTAAATGCTATTGTACAAATGAGAAGTAATGATGTTGTTTATGGTTATCGTAATGATTATGCTTGGCAAGATCATGTTTTAAATAAATTAGCAAAAGAATTAAAAGTTAATCGTGGCGATATTTACTGGAATGTAGGATCTCTTCATGTCTATGAAAGACACTTCAGCTTGGTCATCTAAATATTTAAATCTAGCAAAACATGTAGCAACTTGGTCTAAAGATCCATCTACTAAAATTGGTGCAGTAGCTGTTGGTGAACGTGGTCAGATATTAAGTACAGGCTACAATGGTTTTCCTAGAAATATTGAAGATAGACATGATAGATTAAATGATAGAGAATCAAAATATAAGTATGTAGTTCATGGCGAAATGAATTGTATATATAATGCGACACTCAATGGTGTAAGTTTAAATGAAGCAGACTTATATGTATATGGATTACCAATATGTTCTGAATGTGCTAAAGGTGTAATACAAGTTGGTATTAAACGCGCATATATGTGTTATCCTGAAACTATAAGAGATAAATGGAAAGATTCTTATAAAATTACATCCGAAATGTTTGACGAAGCCGGCATACAACATGAGATAAAATATGAAAAAAATATTAATAACTGGATTTAATAAAGAACAATGTACTAGAGATTATTTCTTAACTAAAGAATTAAGAATATTAAACTCTCATTATTCATTGATTCGCTGTTTAGAAGATATGGGATTTGAAGTAGAACAACGACCAGTAAATATTGGTGAAGATCTATCAAGTTATGATCGTGTGATTATATATCTTCATTCTATACAGTCATTTTGTCAATTTTTATATGATGGTCTTTATGCTATTAAAGCTCGTCCTGATGCTATTCTTGCATTTGATGATTGGCAAGTAGATCAAATTATGGCATGTTTTCCACAATTTAAACGTAACTTACTTGATGAAGAAAAGTATAATCCATTTAGACAATATCTATTAGATCTTTATTATGGATCTTCAGATGAAGCAACTATTCGAGCTCATAAACAAGACTATCTAGAAAGTATAGAGCAGGTATTATCTTATCAAAATAAATTAATGATTTGTGCTTATGCAGGCGGTGACTTGAGTAAGTTTAAACTTGGATGGTCAAATGATAAATTATTTAGCTTTAATCCTAATCCCTATAATCTAAATCGTGGTCCACATAATAATTTTGGTGAAGAAGATATAGGTTTAAACGCTTTCTTTGAAGAAGAATCTACTAAAATTAAAGCTTGGGTGTTTTCATCACTTAATCATAAAAAGAATGATGCAGTAGTTAAGAAGAATAATTTTACATGGGATATTGCTATGTATGGTCCACGACGTGGTGAATATAAAGCACAACGTCTAAAAGAACCTGATATGTGCAGAGAATATGTAAAGCACTGGGGTTGTCTACTTCCAAAATATTATCACGCCGGTTCAGGTTGGTGGAGATCTAGAGTGCAGCAGGTAGCAGACGCTGGTTCTATTCTATTATGTGATGATGTTGAAGGCGTAATATATGGTGATGCATATGTCGGTTTAAATATTGCTAATATAGAAAATATGGATAACACACAGCTAGAAAAGTTGGCTAAATATCAGCATGACTGTTTATATGATAATCATCCGTTGGATAAGAAAGTACAGCGTGATGAATTGACTAAGATCTTGGAGATTTAAATGAAGCATGCCGCAATTATTCCACTCATTGGTGGAGAAGCACTAGCATCAGCGGCCGTATTTGGTAACAGACCAGACTATATTTTAAGTTATACACCATTTAAAAATCATGATGCGCATTTACTCAATTATTGGGATTATGAAGTTCCATATTATCTATTAGATGAAGGTGGAAAACACCCACATAAAGTAGATGTTGTTTCTAGTGTATGTCCATGTGCTGGATTATCAATGTTATCTACTGGTTATGGCGAACATAATCCAAATAATAAATGGATGTTAGAATCTGCAGAATATGTCTTAGGTGAGATGCAGCCTAAAGTATTCTGGGGAGAGAACGCTCCTGCACTAGCTGGAAAGATCGGTGAGCCTATTAGAAACCAGCTGATCGCTATTGGTAATAAGCACGGTTATACTATGACTCTGTATCGTACTAAGAGTCTTCTGCATGGAGTACCACAAGTTAGAGAGCGAACGTTCTACTTCTTCTGGAAAGGTGATAAGACTCCTATACTAAACTATTATAACACACCATATAAAAAGATAGAAAACGTTATCTTAGAGATTAAAGCTAACTATCAGATGGAGCCGATCAACAAGAATAAGCCTAGTGAAGATCCTTATTATAAGTACCTTCTTGAAGTAGTATATGGTGGTATAACACACCGCGAACACTTTGACAAAATAGATCCTAATAATATATCTGTGAGAAGCTATGATTCGAAGAGTCTTATCGAAACTTTTGGCCATGATTACAGGCAAGTCGGAGCGTGGATGGAAGAAAATGGATATGAAAGAGAAGTCAGTAAGTGTGATCGTATGTTTAACAAGCTCGCATCGGGTAAAAACATCATGCGTCGCGGTACTATCGTACCGAAAGAATACATCGGTGCTTTTGTCGGTCACTACCCTACCATGCTTACGCACCCACATGAAGACAGATACATAACATATAGAGAAGCGATGTCTATAATGGGTCTACCTGAAGATTTTGAACTTCTAGATCCAAAGAAGAACTACAACCACATTTGTCAAAACGTTCCGTTTCATACGGCAGTAGATATGGCCAAAGAAGTTAAAGCTGTACTTAATGATGAAAGAGAATTTGTTGACAATCGCTTAGTTTATCAGTATAATAGTAATAGAAAACATGTTTTAGCTGACACTAGACAGAGTAATCTTAGTGAATTTTTTAATTAATGGAGGTATGATGACAAAGGTGACGCATGGTGGGTATATGTTTGAGAATGGTGATACATTTACACAGTCGGTAACAGTTTCTTCAACCGGTTCTCTAAAATTAGAACCACTTTATAAATACGCCGAAGGTCAGATCATATCCGATTTTAAAGCATATATAGATAAAACGTATCAGCAGCACTACAAGACAGAAGAAGATAGGATCGAGTGTTTTGACGCTTGGATTGCTCTTGATGATGCCACACCTACTTTTAGAAATACCGCTCTAAAGTATCTTTGGCGTTATGGTAAGAAGAATGGTAATAATAAAGATGATTTAATGAAAGCTCTTCATTATATTTTAATGTGTTTATATAACGATCATTACAAGAAAGGTGAATAAAATATGGAAATCCAAATCCCAATTGAAAAGCTACGCGAACGTGGTCTGTTTGTCGCCACACCTATGTATGGTGGACAGTGTGCAGGTATGTTTGCTCGTTCGGTAGCAGATTTATCTGCTCTATGTACAAAGTATGGTATTCCTCTACAGTTCTATTTCTTGTTTAATGAGTCTCTAATCACTCGCGCAAGAAACTACTGCTGTGATGAGTTCATGCGTTCTAATACACAACACATGATGTTTATTGACTCCGATATCGGCTTTAATCCGCAAGACGTTATCGCTCTTATGGCTCTTCAAGCAAATGATGAGAAGTACGACATCATCGGTGGTCCGTATCCTAAGAAGTGTATCTCATGGGAAAAGATCAAGCACGCTGTCGATAAGGGTGTAGCCGATGAAGATCCAAACGTTCTAGAGAAGTTCGTAGGTGACTATGTATTCAATCCTAAGGGAAATCAGACGAGCATTCCTCTTTCAGAACCGGTTGAGGTTCTTGAGATTGGAACTGGCTTCATGATGGTAACAAAGAACGCTATGCAGAAGTTCTACGACTCTTATAAAGATCAGTACTCATATAAGCCAGACCACGTTCGCACTGAGCACTTTGATGGCTCACGCGAAATCCTTATGTACTTCCAAGCAGAAGTCGATCCAGTTTCTAAGCGATATCTTTCAGAAGACTACTGGTTCTGTCAGAAAGCGCAGCAGATTGGTCTAACCACTTGGTTCTGCCCTTGGATGGTCCTACAGCATGTTGGTACTTATATCTTTGGTGGCTCTCTTGCGGATATCGCTTCTGTCGGAGCTTCAGCTACAGCTGATCCTTCAAAACTTGGTGGTAAGAAAAAGAAGTAATTGAAAGGAATATTATATTATGAAGATTGAATCTAATACAGTGACGGTGCTTAAGAATTTCTCTAACATCAATCCCTCTATCGTTATTAAAGAGGGAAGCGTGTTAGAGACTATCTCAAGCGCAAAAACGATTAAAGCAAAAGCTACAGTAGAGACTAACTTTCCAAAAAGATTTGCAGTATATAATCTGAGTAAGTTTATCTCTACTCTAAGTCTATTTGATAATCCAGACGTTGAGTTTGGTGATAATAGTCTAAACGTTTCTGATGGTAACCGCAGCATCCAGCTTACCTATTCAGAAGAATCAACTATCATCAAGCCGCCAGAAAAGGATCTTAAACTACCAAGTGTTGACGTATCTGTTAATATCACTAACGAAAATATTAAAACGGTAGAAAAGGCACTTGGTATTCTAGAAGTATCAGAGATTCTAATTACTGGCAAAGATGGTAAGGTTTATCTCCAAGCTGCAGACAGTAAAAACCCATCTGGTGATTTTTACTCCGTAGAAATTGGAAACACCGATAAAAACTTCCGCGCCATCTTCAAACCTGAAAATATTAAAATCTTACCTGGCGATTATACCATCGACATTTGTTCTAAAGGAATATCAAAGTTCTATAACGATAAAGTAGAATATTTTATCGCTATCGAAGCTGGTTCCACTTTTTGATAAAGGGGGACTAGTTCCCCCTTATTTTATTATGATGAGGTGTATATAATGAATGATGAATTTCTCTGGGTAGAGAAATATCGCCCTAAAACTATAGATGAGACTATTCTTACACCACAACTAAAAGCAACGTTTCAACAGTTCGTGGATCAGAAGAATATTCCAAATCTAATATTATCCGGATCAGCGGGCGTAGGAAAGACGACTGTCGCGCGCGCCATGCTTGAACAGCTCGGTTGTGATTATATCGTCATCAATGGGTCTATGAATGGGAATATCGACACACTCCGTACTGAGATACTCAATTTCGCCTCTTCGATATCCTTATCTGGAGGAAGGAAATATATCATTCTTGACGAAGCAGACTATATCAACGCGAATTCGACACAACCTGCCCTGCGCAATTTTATGGAAGAATTCTCTTCAAACTGCGGCTTTATCCTTACATGTAACTACAAGAACCGTATCATTGAACCCCTGCATTCAAGATGCTCTGTCATAGAATTTAAAATAACTAAGAAAGATATAGCAAAGCTCGCTACACAGTTCTTTAAAAGAGTATGTGGCATTCTTACTAACGAGAATATCGAGTTTGATCAAAAAGTAGTAGCTGAAGTAATCAATAAACACTTTCCAGATTGCAGAAGAATATTAAATGAGTTACAGAGATATTCTGCTATTGGAAAAATAGACACGGGTATTCTGACCAATCTGCAAGAAGTATCGATCAAGTCTTTAGTTTCTCTAATTAAAGATAAAAATTATACTGAGGTCCGTAAATGGGTATCTGAGAATCTAGATTCAAACGTCAATGAGTTATTTAGAAAGATATACGACACCTCTCTAGAAGACGTCAAACCACAGTTCATTCCAGCACTAGTTATGTTGATAGGTAAATATCAGTATCAGGCGGCGTTTGTGGCAGATCAAGAAATTAATCTAATGTCTTTTTTTGCTGAAGTCATGCTTGAGGGTATATATCAATGAACCCATTTGATATAATAAATGACCTGTCATATAATAAGAAAAACTTATTGGAAAATGAGGGTGATTATCTTCCATTTATAGCAAATAAGCATTTCTCATATTTCTCTGATACCATATTCTATTCAAATGAACTAAATATGAATAGTCATTTGGATAAACAGCTCCAGCACGACTACTATTTTAATATAATACGTAAGTGTAAAAGATATGCCAAATGGAATAAAAAGGATAAGTCTGCGGCTTTAGATGCTGTGCAGAGATACTATCAATATAGTGAGTCTAAGGCAAAAGAGGTATTAAAACTGTTAAACAAGAAACAAATACAATATATTATGCACATAATGTCATCAAATGATTAAAAAGATGATTATATAAATATCATTGATAATAATAATAAAAAGGGTGAAATAATGAATGATATTTTAGATTCTTTAGTTGAAGTAAAAATTGACGGAGAAGAGTCTTTTTTAAAGATCAAAGAAACTCTAACTAGAATTGGTGTGGCTTCTCGTAAAGAGAATAAATTATATCAATCCTGTCATATATTCCATAAACAAGGACATTATTATATCGTCCATTTTAAAGAGATGTTTATAATCGATGGAAAGCCGTCTAACTTCTCAGACGAAGATATAGGCCGCAGAAATAAGATCGCCGAACTTCTTCAAGACTGGGGACTACTAAAGATAGTAAACCCAGAAGTCATTAAAGATCCTATCGCTCCAATGAATCAAATCAAAGTATTAAACTACAAAGAAAAGAATGAGTGGACGCTAGAAGCAAAATATCAGATTGGACGCAAACGAACTATATAATGGAGATACTATATTATGTTTGGATTTACTGTGAAGAAAAAGATCAATACCCCAGCAGAGCAGAGACTAGAAGAGATTAAAGATATTCTTTTTCCTCCTTCTTCTGTCAGAGAAAAATATGATGAAGAAAATGATAAGTTTATTAAATATCAAATCGACTATAGTATAGATATGAATCTAGATGGTGCTATCATAGATATTCAGAATGGTCTTGCAGACAAAGTTGTATTGAATACACTTAACGATACTCTAGATAGACTCTATAAAGTGAGAGAACTTCTAGAAGCGCATGCTCAGATAGACAAAGATGCAGAGTATATCATCGTAGATACCAAAAGAGAAGAACCAGAAATAGAAGCCTCTGAAGTTTGATTTATTTTACTTTTTCCAGAAATATGTTATAATAAATCTATAGTCTGGAGATTGATATGTCTATGCACCTCTTAGGTCCTTGGTATACTACTACCAACTCAAAAAAACGTACTAAGAAATCTAAATCTTCGAAGTCTTTAGTCTCTAAGCATGATCAGTGGCTTCTTAAGAATGGTGTACATCCAGAACAAATCAAGTTAAAGAAAACAGTTGACAAAAACTGGAAATCAGTATATAATGATTCTATGAAGGTAGATCGTAGTGACTACGTTTCCGCAGGATTGTCAGGTAATGCTTCTTCTTGCGCTAAGCGTGGTGTTATGGTCAACCTTCATAAAGAAAAGCCTGAAGTCAGAGAGGCTATCTTAGAGAAAGCGTCACGCGTGATGCCACTCTATAATAAAGGTGGTTTACAACTATTATCACCTTCTGATGATCTAACTAAAATTGGTACCCTATCACGTAGGGGTTAAATATAAAATGGAGAAATTGATAATGACTAAGACTAATGCTCTTGTTAATGCACTCAAGAACGGTGAAGAACTTACATCTGCTCAGATCCGTGCGCGTTTTGGTATCGCTAATGTTACTGCAGCTATTCACTATATTCGTTCAAATCTTGGTTATGCAGTGTATTTGAATGAGCGTAAGAATTCAAAGGGTGAGACACTTACTAAATATCGTATTGGTACACCTTCACGCAAAGTAGTTGCTGCTGGTTATAAGGCTATCTCAGCAGGTTTCTGCTAATAGCTATTCCCCGATAGCTCAGCTGGTAGAGCAGAGCACTGTTAATGCTCGGGTCGGAGGTTCGAGTCCTTCTCGGGGAGCCATCAAGATTGATCGCTTAATAGATCCGTGTGGGTCATGGTTAACCCACAATTTATGGAGAGAAATATGAAAAATAAAGCTATTACACTACTAACAGTTCTTGGTATCTCACTTGCTGCAATCGCGCCGGCTAATGCTTGGTGGCGTGGTGGTTATGGTGGTTACTACGGTGGATATGGTTATGGCGGTTATGGCGCAGCTTTAGGTATTGGTGCTGGTGCTGCACTTCTTGGTGGTATTATCGGTGGAGCGATCGCTAACGGTGGTGGCTACTACGGCGGTGGTTATTACCCATATGGTGGTTACTATGGACGTCCTGTTTATGGCTACAGCTATGGTTATCCTTACGGCGGCTACTACGGGTGGTAAGATGAAGAAGTTATTCTTGACTCTTTTGTGTCTCGTTTCTATCGCTTCAGACGCAATGGCTAATGGAGACATAATGATCGATCCGGATATTGATCAGTATAACTACATAGATAACCGGCGCGTAGTAGAGCGAAAGACTATAGTCAAGAATAGAACCATTGTAAAAGAAGTACCAGTTCCAGTACCTGTTCCACAACCATACCCGGTGCCTGCTGTTCCAGCAGGAATATATCCAAGATATGTACCATCTTGTCGTATGCAGAAGGCTCAACCTATAGTAGATCCTGTATATGGGATTATAGTAGACTATCTATATGTGAGAGTTTGTTATTAATAATCAAGCTGTCGTAGCTCAGTTGGTAGAGCACCTGATTAGTAATCAGGATGTCGCGAGTTCGATTCTTGCCGGCAGCACCACTAAGGTATCTATATGAGTAAAGAAATTCTCAGAAGACAGGCAATATTTAGAGTTGTCATGTTCTTTCTTATAACTATAGTTATTGGATTTATCGCAGGGGATCTACACGTTTTCTCAAGCATGAATTAAAATGATTAATTCTCGTGATGAAAAATTTATGGCTTTTACCCGTAGAATGGCCATACAGAATAATAACTCGCAGCACAGAGCAAGACTAGCTGCGAGTTTAGTCATACGTAATGATATTGTTTCTATCGGTCAAAATTCTATTAAATCACACCCTCTTCAAAAGAAATTTGCTAAGAACATAGACGCCATCTTCAAGCACGCTGAGGTCGACTGTATCATCAACGCGCTGAGACACGTAGATGCAGATGAGTTGTCTAAAGCGACTCTATATATCTACAGGGTTAAGAAGTTTTCAAAAGATTCTATCGACTGGGTCGATGGATATTCAGAGCCATGTTCCGGATGTAAACAGGCTATAAGTCACTTTAAGATTAAAAAGGTAGTATTTTCTACAGACGAAGACAGAAGCTTTGTCTATATAAATAGCATATCCACGTGAGGTGGATTTTATCATTTAAGGAGATAATATTATGTTAAATGGTTATAAGACATATCTTGCTGCAATTCTGCTTGCAGTTTTTGGTGTTTTAGCTCAGACTGATTGGGCTTCACTTGTCAATCATCCAAATTCAGCTTCTTGGGTCGCTCTTGGATCTGCGCTTCTTATGGCGGTAATGCGTGTTATCACACAGACCACTACTGTTAAAGAGGCTTTATATACTGAACCACCAAAGCCGGTCACAAAACCAGTTACAAAAAAGAAGTAAATGACCCAATATATTGTAAATAATTTATCAGAGCATAAAGGCGCTCTTCATATTCCATCTGGCTCAGTAACAATGAGCCAGATTATTCAAGCATTAGAGCTTGTAAAAGATATCGATTGGTCTAGTTTAGTAAAGATAATCGAAAATAAAGACGAACAACTAGATGTATTAACTACAGCAGAAGATGTAGCAAAGATAATTGCTCCATTTGTGCCACAGGCCGCTTTAGCGGTTGGAGTTATAGAATTTTTAATATTTTTATCTAAACATACGCATCCCGCTCAGCCATACGAAGTTCCTGGATATCACTGGGATATGCTATATGGTTGGGTTCCAAATAATCAAGGAGAATGATATGAGAAAATATATTGCGCTGCTAACAGCGGGTGCTCTAGGACTGGCCGTTGCTGGTTGTAATGCACCATCAACAGGTACAATTGTATCAACGACTACAACTGTTGTTAATGATGTTGCAGCTGTTACAAAGACAGCTTGTGGGTTTGTTCCTGCTGCGACTACAATTGCTCAAGTTCTAAATGCTTCTTCACAGGTACTAACGGCAGCTCAGATTGCACAGATAATCTGTCAGGCTGTTAATGCTACTCCGACAACCACTAAAGCAGCAAGTAAAGCAATTAATCCTATTCTACTAGAAGTAGATGGTAAAGTTGTTGTTGTAAATGGTCATTTTGTAAAATAATCATACTATATAAATAGTATTAATATGGCTGGTACCTCTGGTGTGAATCAAGTGCCAGCCTTCTTTTTGTATAAATAATAAGCATTGTGCGTATTAGAATTGTCTNTGTTGAACAGATTATGTCAATTCAACAGAGAAAGGATCGATGAAAACAAAGATAAGCCATTTCTTCGGCGATCAGGAAGATCTAGACTTACAGCTTGTCAAACTTTCACTTGATTTAGAAACATCAAAAGAGTCAGAAGCCCTTGAAAAAGGCTGGCTGATATACGACAATACTTGGTATACTTGCAGATCATCAAGAATTTCAATAGACGAATATACATACCAGATTAATTCTTCAAGTTCTAGAAAGAAAGTAAAGAATTATTCTTTTGAGTACAAAGATAAATTTGAGATAGACGATTCTGTAATAAAAGTATATAACAGATTTTTAGAGATTAAGAAGTTTAAGAAGTTCTATCCATTAGAAAGAGATATGGAGAGAAGTTCTGGAGTATTTGTATACAATAAAGACGGTGAGTTAGTCGCATACACTAAGATGGTAAAGTATGACGGCGGAATAGAAAGTCAGTTTACCGTCTGGGACTATTCAGAACCTAGAGCTTCTATTGGTAAATATCTAGTCGACTTTGAGATAGAAGCTGCTAAATCTCTCGGTTATAAATATCTCTACATCGGTCCAGTGTACGGTCTTAATTCTATCTATAAGATGAACTTTGGTGGATTTGAATGGTGGAATGGAGAGAACTGGATCAAAGACGATCATGAACTATTTAAGATATTAGAAAGAGATTCTAATATAAAAACACTAGAAGATTTAAGCGATGCATTCATTCTCGATTCACAAATACATAAATGATCCTAAGTTTAAGCAGCGTATGGCAGAAAAAGTCAAGATTGATAGAAATCATGACGTGCCATACGTCGCAGGCTATTCAAAAGATGGTAAGACGATATATATCGATAGACATCTATTAAAGATGAAAGATGAACATGATATTGAGCCATATCTCATCGTTCATGAGAGAACTGAGAAAGTATTAATAGACCTATTTAATTTAGACTATCAACACGCGCATCATATCGCTATGGAGCAGGAAAAAGAAGCTGTCGCTAAAAGTGGACTAGAATGGAGTGCATACGAGAAGCACTATAACAAGTTCATCAAGGGTTGCGCACATGAGAAACTACAAAAGGTGCCAGCCGACTTAGACATGACACCCTATAAAGATGAGAAAGACTTTCATCTTCTCAGAGATATGGAAAAACACGAAGTTAAGTAGTAAATATCTCTATTACTTTTTCGACATACTCAGATCGTTTTTTAACAAACAGCTGTGGCTCTTCATGATCCACGGCTATCATTATTGCTATCTGTGGAATAGCAATCTTATAGATCCACTCGAACATCATCGAGTACACTGTTGTCTGTAAGAAGTAGGACTCGATCCACTCTTCTTTCTTCAACTTACGAGACGTCTTGAAGTCTATGACTGAAGGGACCCCATCGAACTCTGCGATAAGATCGCATCTTCCAGCCGTCTTAAGCACCACTGAATATAGAGGTAGTTCTATACCTAAGATATTATCTACATGCTTATCGAGAAGAGGCTGTAGAGAATTAAAAGAATCGATGCCAGAAGGCATAGAGTCTCTAAGGTGATTCTGTTCGTTTCGAACGTATCGTTCTGCAAGAGTATGGACCGCTGTTCCTCTTCTCGCAGCTTGAGTAGATATCTTATTAGCCTGTTCGTGTCCAACTCTATTTCTCCACTCAATAAGAGCAGTTTTATCAAGTTTTTCACTTAATACAGTTGTTACCGAACGAAATCTACTTCCATCCGGTAACACATAAAATCTTCCATTTTCAGTGTTCTCTGTAGTCAAATCAACTTCAGGAACTAAGTTATGCTTGAATATCTTTCTGATAGCCATTAATCACCGTATATTTCGCATCCATCCTAGCGGTAACAATAAAATTACCAGGCTTATTAGGATTAGGAGCAATCCACTGAAGAGCAATAGGACCAATTCCTTTTGCTAAGAAATAACGTGCACCGGTAGTTTTACTACCCCATGATTGTTGATAAACTATTGTAAGAATATCTTCATATTTATCACCATTTGAAAGAGTAAATTCTGGTAACCATGATTCCCAAATGACAGTCTGGATTCCTGTTTGGAATGCTGGAGGATTACAAGATAATGGATCCATTTTAGGTCTATTCTGATAGAAGCTTCCTATAGTTGCCCATTCACCCCAACCAATACCAGGATTCATTACTACTTTCTTACGTGTACCAAATAGACCACCTTTAGGATAATCATCTCTCCATTCCATAATACCTTGACCAGGAATGTGTCTCATATACCAAGTATCTTGCCACTGCATAGCAGCATTATACTCAACATAGAGCATATCTTTCTTATCATCAGATAAAAGAAAATATGCCACTATATCTGGCATTGAGCCATCTACTGCTTTATATGTAAATGAATTAATCTTTCCATAAGCAATAGATGGCCAGTAAGAAGGAACAAAATAAGTATTTGCCAAATTAATAACCTAAGTTTTCTACAGTTATAATGAACTCTTTGACAATATCAGATCTAACAATATCATCATGAGTAAATTCAACCATGGCAAATGATTTCATTCTTTTAATAACTTCAATGAATTTAAGAATATCTTCTTTTCTATTGTCTTCTCTATAAGTATTTCTAATATCACTCTGACGGTAGTCGCCACAGAATATAATTCTGCAGTTCTTACCAATACGAGTTGCAGTGGCATATGCCTCATTCCATATCAAATTTTGTGTTTCGTCAACAATAACAACACAGTTTTCAAGGGTAATACCACGAATATAAGAAGTAGATATAAACTCTACAATATTCTTATTCTTCATGTAATCATAGGCATCACCTCTACCAAATAACTCCGTGAATATAGCTTGGTAGGGAGCTTCATATACTTTAGTCTTTTCTTTTAGATTTCCTGGAAGAAACCCAACATTTTTTGAAGGTTCAGCAGATCTACAGATATATATTTTCTTATATTCTTCAGACCCATTCAGAACTTCTTTAAGAGCAAGATATGTTGATAGAAATGTCTTACCAGAACCGGCTGAACCAAGAAGCATAAGGTGTTTGCCTTGGTTATAAGCCTGAAATGTGAGTTTCTGGTTTTCGGTAAGTGGATCGATGTGTTTAAGTTTAAAGTTTACCTTTTCTTGAAAATTCTCTTTTTGTTGGTGTCCTTGGCGAAGAAGTCTTTTCTCTCTACGAGTTAATCTTCTTGTTCTTGATTCTTCTTCCATTATTCCCCTTAAAAAGTATTAATAGTGCTCCTTGTAATTCCTTTATTAGCATTCTTCTTTATTTGTTTAAGCACGTCACGGAATCCAGAATCTGGTTTAACCATTCCTCTGCCAGAAGAAAGTGCAGGAGCCGTTATTTGTTGAGTAACATTTGGATTTGATTCCAAATACGAATCAAGTTCGGAGATCTTCATGAACTCCTCATACTCTTCACCTGTATCATTGTTTATAAACTTATAAGTAGGCATCAGTATTTCCAGTTATTATCTTCGATATCATAATCATAATCATCTTCCGCCTCGAGCAGCTCATCGATGTTTTTTGTACGAAGAGCGTGTTCAACTCTTTTTTCTTTTCTCTTTTTCAAGTATTCGCTTGGAGCATGACGGTATTCGTCTTCTTCGTGTGAATAATCATTTTTACGAAATTTCTTAATTGTCATCTTACTCATTATGCAATTAACCCCGGTAGACCTTCTTTAACATGTTGTAGAGTAATACCGTTAAACGGCATCTTCTTATCCTTAATAGCGCAAAGAAGTTTAGCATCATTAGGATCTACTCTCTCGAGTAACTCAATAAACATAGTCTCTCTTTTTGTCTGAGCAAGACTATCGTGAAATCCTTTAATGTAGTAACGAAGCTTTTCACATTCTTTAATTAGAACATGTTGTTGATCTACTAATTCGTTTGGCTTATATGGTGGAGTTCCTGGTGGTAATAGCCATACTACACTTGGATCAAATGCACCTTGAAGAATAATACGAAGAGGAACACTATCATTATATTTAATAGCATCAATCTTCTCTTGTGTCTTCTTTAATTTTGATACCTTTTCTAAAAATTCATACAATCCAATCTGCATTGTTTTCTCCTTAAAACTCACTGATATATTCAGTTAGATTTTTTAATTTGTTTACCATAAAATAATTCATCAGTTTTGAACGATCTTTACCGATCTGTTCATTATACTGAATTAATACTTTTTCTTTAATTTCGTTTGGAATATAGTTAAGATCTATGAGTTGCCTATTACGACAAAAATTACGATATGTCTTCTCGTCACAATCTTTTACAGGAATACTAATTAATAGCTGTTCCATTCTTTTTGCCGTTAGTGGTTTCTGTCTTGTACCAATGACAAAGCAATTATCATCTGATAGTACATTTGGAACACCATCACCTGTATCTCCTTTCATGATATGCTCACTTAAGAACCTATCCGGATCGTCATGTTTAATCCATTTCTTTCTGACTGGATCATATTGATTAACATTATTAAAACGATGCAACTGAATAAAATCTTTATCTCCCGAGAGAATGAGGATCTTTGTACCAGTATTTATATATTGGCCGAATTCACCAACCAATGTGCCAATAATGTCATCAGCTTCTGCTGATTCCACATCAATTACCCGATATGGAAAGAATTCTTTGAGTTCTGCACGAATCTTATTCATACACTCAAAGATGTCTTTCCAGTTTAGTTCTGACTCTGAGATTGATTTTTTACGATTGGCCTTATAGTATGGAAATAACTGTTTACGCCAATAATTGGTATTATCACAGGCGATGATCAGTTCACCATAATCGGCTGTGAATTTTTGTTTGTAAGATCTAATGGAATTTAATACCATATGTCTTACCATATTTTCTTCAACTTTTGCATTCAGATGGTTTCCCAGCTGAACCATCAGGTTAGATAACATAACCTGATTCAAATCAACAATAATCACTTTATTCCTCGCTTTTGTCTTCTCTCAAGTTTACGTGTAATTCGTCTACTATCTTTAGAGAACCATCTTCAGATTCATCTTCTTCAAATAATTGTTCAGTAACTCTTTGAAGAGGATGATATATATCATAGTGTTTACAAAGCATAGATCTTAAAGCTTCTACAAAGAAAGCTCCATCTCTAATATCGTCTTCTAGATCTTCTTCATCTGGATAAAACCCAGCAATTTCAAGTTGAGTAAAAATAATTGGTATAAGATTAGTTATAGTCTCCTGTATATGATATAGGTTCATTTGTT